AATTGTTTTATGTTATTATCATTTCTACCATAAATACTATGAAATTTTCTATGGCATGCCCTACAAAAAGTTATACCGTTATCTACAACAGTTCTTAGATTTTTATTTTCTGAATATGATTCTATATGATGAGCATTTAAAACACCGCCTAACTCACCGCATTTTTGACATACGTATTTATCTCTTTCATATACTTTTTGTCGCCAATAGTAATATTCTGGATATTTTCTATCTATTATTCTTTCTTCTTCTGTAATGTTAACATTCCAATTATAACTATTACTACCAACATACTTACCTGTCATAGACTTAGAAATTTTTTTCTTGGTCTCTTCTGAGCAAGCAATACCTTTATTCCAAGGGATTTTACCTTTATGTGAATCCGACATCTTTTTTCTAGATTCTTTAGAAGCCTGCTTTCCATAATTATGACTATCAGGACCACATTTATGAATTCCAAACGCTGGATTATTTTTTCCATACCTACGAATACCAAACATGGGGTTTTTATCGCCACTTACATCTACATGGTTAATAGATATTTTCTTTTTGGTCTCTTCTGAAACTATTTTATTCTTATGTATCTCTGACATCCTTTGTTTATGATAGCACCCACATGATATAGTATGACCATTTTTTATATCAGTCCCAAGAACAATTGTTTCATTTCCACAATCACATTTACATAACCACATACTGTGATTATGCTTATCCATATAAGAAAAAGAAATTACTTCTAACCTTCCAAATTTTTTACCTACTAAATCTAGTCTTTTCAAAATAAACTCCTATTTATATGGCCGGGTTATATATTCTAACCCAGCCATATAATATTTAATCTTCTATAACTTGCCAATCCAAAATATAATTAGCACTGTCCATATCTCCTGAAAACACTACAGTAAAACCTGTAGTTTGTTTAACACTAACAATAAGTACATATAGACTTGGGGGGCTGTCAGAAATATTTTCTAGAGTACAGTTTATAGTATAGTTAGTATTAGGTAATGCAGAACTAAAAACAATAGCAACAGTAGAGTTACCATCACCTATAACCTGACGTCCGTGCTCATAGATAGCTGTCTGTGATGTGTTCTGGGCGTCTACATAAGCCTTAGTAGCCAAACTACCGCTAACTGTAGGATCAATACCAGCTACCTCACCAGTAAACGCACGTGCTCCTGTAGCAAGTATATACTGTGTATGATCGTCGTCTCCGAGACCAGACAGGGAACCGTGATCTATCTCACCAGCAGTAGTACCACTTACAGTAATAGAAGGAGCACCATCGTCATAAGTAACAGTAACACTTCCAGCGCCAGACATTATGTTTCCTACAGCATCCTGAGAAGCCTCAGTAAAATCTGTAATATCTGTGGAAGGGTGATCGTGTGAAATAGGAGCATAAATCCCACTTAATGATGTAAACGTATTATCAATCTCAGTCTCAGTATAATATCTATCGTCATGGATATGTAGAGAAGTATCTCCTCCGCCAGTTAACCCCGATTCCTCTGCAGAAGTTAAATGATAATATTGACCAGAAGTGCCTCCCTGCAGACCGTTTAAGTTATTATGAGTTACAGTACTTCCAAACTGTACCCAGTCTGTACCATTATATACATAAAGAGAATCTAAATCTTCTACCCAGGCAGCAAAACCCTCATTAGGCGCTGTACCATCCCAAGAAGCTCCATTATATTCATATATATAATCTTCAGTCCATCCACCCCCAGTAACAGAAGCTATATAACGGTTACCTGTAACAGCTACACCAGAAGCAACAGGAACTATATTAATAACAGATTCTTGCCAGTCTAAATTCTGGGCTACTGAGTCCACATAACCTTTAGTAGTTAGGTGACTGTCAGCAGTAGGAGTTATACCACCTACAGTGCCTGTAAAAGCCCTAGTACCACTTACTAAAATATACTGGGTATGATCATCATCGCCTAAACCAGACATACCACCATGATCAGTGATTATAGAACCAGCTACTGTAGATATTTCGCCATCTACATAACCTTTAGTACTAAGGTGGGCATCTTGGGTAGGCGTAACACCTGACACTGTATTACTAAAAGCTCTAGTACCATCAGCAAGTGTGTACTGTGGGTGGTCATCATCACCCAAACCAATCATAAGTCCATGGTCAAAAGTACCACCACTAATACTGGTAATAGCTTCGTCAACATAATACTTTGTGGTTAAATGATAATCCTGTGTAGGATCTACACCGCTAATAGTACTGTCCAATCTAAACTCGGCACTATCAAACCACATGTTAGCATCAAGACCATCACCCCAAGTAACCTTTTGATTATCTTTGAGTCTTAAATCCTTGTTAACAAACTTAGCCATTTTTTGTTTCTCCTTTTTTTATTTTATTATGACATTACTTCCGTCAAAAGCATATTTAGGTCTAAATAGAATTACATTGCGATAAGACGCTACTCCTATTTCTTGTTCCCAATGTCCATTAGTAGGCGCAATATTAGTTAAAGCGCCCTCAACAGTAGATACGTAAATCCTATCACCTTTTGTCCAAGTCCATGAATCTTTTCTCAACGAACCAGACCATAATACTAATCTTTTCTTTTTTCCTTTTCCAGGCTGTAACGCTAAAAAATCACAAGGCATAACGCTAGAATCTTTATTGGCATCACACTGTACTAACCAACCTTTAAATCTACCCTCGGTACAAATAGTTAGAGGACATCCTATACCTACATCATTTATAGCTACATGACGCCTAAAAAGTAAACCACTAGCAGTATTATTTTTATCTGGATAATCATCTAATAGTACACTATAATTAGTCAAGTTACTTAAACCTCCTTTAAGCTATAGCTATCCAATTAAGCACATAATTATCTGAATCTATATCGCCTGTGAATGTCACTTCAAAACCATTTACTGTTTTAGCTGTTATATTATAAGAGTAAATAGATGAGTCGGCGCCTTCAGATAAGTTTTCTATACTTATAGAAATAGAGTAGTCAGCATTTGAAAATACAGGTAGTATTGGAACCCAAATATCCTCAGCAGCATTAGGTATGTCTAATTGACCATATCTCTGGTCTCCTATCATAGCATCTATCTGAGCTTGAGTATAGTATCTATTGTCTCCTCTTGTGTTATTAAGATACTGTATATGATCATCATCAGAAAGACCATCTAGTTCTCCATGATCTGAAGTCCCAGCAGAGCCTCCTAAATACTCGTACGTAGCTCTTAATATATCATCATTATGAGGAATTATATAATTTAATTTTATTTTGTCTGAGCTTGTTTCTTCAAAATCTTCTGGACTATGTAATGACTGTCCGTTATACATTACACTTATCCTACTAGGCTCATACTCATGTGGTGTTTGAAATGTTTTGTTAGCACCATTAAGATCACCAGTCAGTGTTTGAGCTACTGCTACTGATGCCCCTCCTCCTTGTTGACCTGGTTTTCGTAGAATAATCATGATTAACTATCATCACTCCTTAAATTACAAAAAAATATGGGCAACAACCGCATACTCTTATAGGTTTGTATTAATTTACCTATCTTTGTATAGCAACCGTTACCCATATATTATACCTTCCTTATATTAAGTTTAGTCGTTATCTGCTTATCTATCATCTTTCTGATTATTTGCATCCTGACGAAGCGCTTTCTCAGCCTTCAGTCGGTTTGCTTCCCTGTCCGCAGCAGAAACTAGATTTTTAACTATATCCATTATAACTCTTTCGTTGGCTCTTAGTTGATTTATTTCGCCCTTTAATGTCAGTAATTGATCTGTTTTAGTATCTAAGTCGGATCTAAACCTCTCAACCAACATAACCACAAAACCAACTTCCTCTTGTGACATTACTTCTTTATTCCCTGCTTTATTAATAAGATTGTCTAGTCTATCCCTATTAGCAGTATCTTGTTGATTCATTTCCTTTACCTCCAAACCATAATTCATGCGGGGGGTAAAACCCCCGCACATGTTTATTACTGTCTAATAACGTACGTAATATTTCTTCCAGATTGTATATCAAATCTAAAAGTAATACCAGACGTAGTAGTTTCACCATAATCTCTATCAGCGTTAACCCCAGCTACACCGGTATCAGCCATCAATAACTGACCACCAACATACACATCCATATTTTTACCTTCTGCCCCTGAAGTAGATACAGGAGTATAGGTTATACTTCCAGGAAGCGTGTGCTCAGTATTTTTAGTGATCTCAGAATCTGTAGTTTCGACATATTTATCCGCAGATGAAGATGTAATAAGTCCAGATAAAGTGGTAAGATCCGTTCCAGGATCATCATACCAATTGGTAGTACCAGTGATATTCTTTATCAGGGTTCTAACTACATTCATATCATGCTGCAATGTCCCAGAAACTGCTATCTCGGCAATGTCAGAATTGTTTACATCGCTGACAAGATCGTCGTAAGTGGCTGAATTCCTAATCTGTTCTAATTGCCTTATAAGACTTCGCGCCATTTCTAAAATTCCCCCTTATGTTTTATAGTACAACTATCGAGAAATTTGTATTTCCATTATTCTTTTTCTCAATATCCGGCAAAGACTATCTTTACCGGCAAGCGGAGAAGCTTCTTGTAATGCATACTTCAGTAAATTTAAATCTCTTATACCAGGAATAACTTCTCTCGCCTTTCGAACTGAAAGCTTAACCACATCAGCAACATCTAATTTAGCAGCTACTAACGGTGGCACATTATCGGGTTGCTTAGACCCTACTTTCTCATTCGGGGAGATATCTATTGGGGAGATATCGTTTTTTTCCTCTATGGCTTCTTCTTCCTCAGACACATATACTATTTTCCACTTTTCAGCGTCTCTTAATTTAACTTTCCTTAACCAACCTACAAATTCTCTGCCCTCAGCTAAACCGTGCTTCTTTCCATACTCATTATATACTTCATCCAATGGAATTTCACCGCCAGGTTTAACTTCCCGTTTCAACACGTGAGCCCATATAGGCTGCTTATTTAAAATATACCCATTCATAATCGTTCTCCTTTTCAATGAATTAATTACCTTGTCCTATTCAGGTATTTTCCTTGTTAATTCTATCTACAACAAAATGTAGAATATTAGATAGCCTATGTAATATTATGCCGTAAAAAAATATATTAACATAAAAATTATCTAACAAAATAAATACAACTACTACGAATAATGCAATCCATACAGAAGTACAATACCCGCAGTCTAGTAAACTATGAATCCAATTAAAAAATCTATTGCTTTTTTTCCTAAAAAAGAACTTCTTTAGCGGTTCAAAAAATTCAGATTTAGTTATTAACTCTGTCAATGCTTCAATGAGTATTATAGCTAATAGATATTTTATCATAATTACCTTTTAGTAAACCCTGCGCTAATGCGCAGGGCACTATTAAACCGTTATAAACTTCTATCAATAACACCCATACCGAGCATTCTACTATCAAGACAAGCAAATCCAATTTCTGCCCAACCAAAAAAACCTTGTTTCTGGACACGAAGTAAAGTCGGATCGTCATAAGCTTCATACTCTTTTCTAATAGGCATAACCAAAGAATCATTAACAGTCAGATCAAAACCAAGAACCTGAGTTTCACCGAGCGTAGTAACAATGCCGGTAGCGTCAACGATATTAGGATTGTCAAGACTATAAGAATTGTAGGTATTAGTGGAATCACATACAAACTTACCGTAAGCAGAACCAAAACCATTAATATTATACATACCAACGGCACCAAGATGGTCTACCTCGTGAAGCTGTACATTCCACAGACTTCCCATACCAGCAGCCTGAAAAATCTCACGCCTGGTTACAGGATCAATATCTGTATCAGTCCACTCACGAATATCAGCTGCATCTTCTGGAGATACATACAGATCCGTAAGAGTCCTACCAGTTCTCTTAAACCCAACAATCATTTTGTTTATAAGTTCTTTAGAAAGATAACCAGCTCCAGTAGAAGCGGGAGCTATCTCGTAAATAGGAGCAGGACGCGAACCAAGCAGTCCCTTCCCAGAAAAAGCTGAAGTAGCTGCAGGCATAATTACCCTCCAACCACACTCTTCCTCATAATTAGCCAAGTCCTTAGCAGCTCTAGCAGCAGCTCTGGACGCTATATCTACACGAGAATCTCTCGCGTATGTAATTTTCCAATCAGCAGAAGCATCGATGGTAAACGTAGGAACGTATACCTCTTCTCCGATACCTTCAATGAAGTTCTGGGCAACATAACCCAATCCAGGGAGTACCCATACAGGAATCTCAAAATCCTCAGCGACAGGATATACAGCCTGTGCGCCTGGTGCCAGCCTCTCAACCGAGAACAGCTGACGCATAATAGATTCCAATTCAATTTTCTGCAAGATCGGAGTCGTCAGAGCGGCAGCAAAAGCTTTCCTTTTAGCTGCACCTTCAGGGGACATCTCAGCAGTTTCCCTGAAAAGCTCCATCATTTCATTTCTTTCCATAGTAACAACTCCTCCTATATTATTTTCGGAAGTACTAATTCCGTACCTTAATCCGATGTTTTATATAAATTAAATCATAAGCTTTATCCTAATTGGAAAAAGCGTAGTATTATTAATTGTAGTAACACACTGAGCGGCATTAACGCCCTTTACAACTCTACCTACGATAGTAGATTTTACATTAGGTAACGCATTACCATCATAAGTGTCGTCACCGGCACTAGTAGAATCGTTTGTTACACGAGAACCACAATTAGCAGCCACGTAAAGCAGATCACCCGGTTTCATTCTAGCATTGGTTGCAACAGAAGCATTAACGCCTGCTGTTCCAGTAAACTGACACGTATAGTGTACAGTATCCCAAATACCTAAATGAGCAACGCCAAGCGGAGCAGCGTCAGTACCAATTATATTACCATTAGTATCATACCTAGGCTGTGCTACAACATCACTAGATCCTAAATCACCTGGCATATAAAAGCCAGTAGGATGCACCTGGTGATAACCAGTTTTTACTTTCTGCATAGAAAAACCAAAAGGTACACGCTCTGAAGTCACGGCAGTCTCATTACTATAAAGGTCATACCTATTAACAACAGCGTCCTCATTAAGCGCAGCTTGAACTAAATAAACAACCGCGCCAGCATAACAGACCACTCCCCCAACACCGGCAGAACCAGTACCACTTTGGGATGTGAATTCACAAAATTGATTTTCTACAACAGGATGTCTTGGTATAAACATATCCTCTCTCCTCCTTATAATTCAGTTTGTTTCTTTAAATTTTCTGCCATTGTTTTACCCAAATTGCTATACTTAGTAAGTATATCATCACCAATAGAAGCAGTCTCCATATTCAGAGCTGCAGCCAACTGATCACCTGGATCTACATTAGCAGGAGGTGTCTCTTCGTCTTCCTCAGCACCTTCTTCAGAAGCGCCTTCGTCTTCCTCGGCATCTTCTTCAGAACCTTCTTCCTCAGTGGGATTGACCGCAGAAGGTGTTTCTTCCTCGGCAGGAGCCGAAGGGTCAGCCAAGTTAGCTTCAAGTTCAGCAACCACAGACTGTCTAATAGCTACTAATTCTTCTTTATAAGCAGCAAAATCTTCATCAGACATCTCTCTGATCTTAGCTATCTGAGCTTCTCTATCCGAACGGATAACCTTTGCCTCTTCGAGTTCAGACATCCGCACATTAGCAATCTCATCTTTTTTCATTTCTTCTAAAGCCTTTTCTGTTTCAGTAAGCTTACCATTAGAAGTTTCAATCTCTGCCCTGGCTGCCTCTAGCTCAGATTCAAGATTTTCAACCTTCTCATTAGCTTCTGTGAGTTTTACCTCAACCTCAGAAAACTCAGTTTTCTTAGTCTCCAAAACAGAAGTAAGGTCTTCGATGGTTTTAGCGGCTTTCTGAAGTTCAAGCTCAGTCAATTCCCGCATTTCTGCTTCTTCCTTCTTAGAGAAAATCGCAGTGACCATAGCTTCAACATCATTCATTAATTTTTCCTCCATCTAGAATTACCTCCTCATATATTTTTAAACCAAATAAATTCCATAATACAAGTAATTTACATTAGTCACCAACCTGATTAGTGTTTGTACCTTTACCATAAAACATTATTAAATTACAAAGTATTCATGGACAAATTACAACATTAATAACTAGGTAACGGTAGTGTACCGAAACCACGACACATAAATCCACTAAGATTCGCATCCTCACCTAACATGAACATAACATCAATAGCCGAAGAACCATCGTTAGCTCCTGCAGTAGCGCAGGTAGCAGTGATAGTATTAGCTACAGTATCCTTAGTTACGTAAACATCACCAGCATTCCAATTAGGTGTAACTGAAACAGTTGCGTATGTGGCAGCATCATATCCATGATACTTAATACCATCAGCGATTGTTACAGTAGTAACCCCAGATGCTACAGTGACAGCCCCAGCCCAAAGCATAGGATATGAATGATTATTACCCATATTCCTATAAACAGCTTTCTGACTATCGTCACCGTTAATTCTTGTCATTTTAGGAGTACTTTTTCTAGTACCCATCAAACCAAAATTTTTCTGTACCATCAGTTAATCCTCCTTACGATTATTGTTTTGACTGGCTCGTGTCGACCAGCTGTTAAACCGTTTTAATACTATCTAGCACGGTAGATAAATTCTTTAACAGTTTTTTCCTTTTGTCCTTACGATTTCTATCTTCATTAAGATCTTCAATCAAAGAAGACACTGCTCTCCTTACTTCATTTCTCAGACATTTAGGATCTGTGGTATCTCTTGAAAACGAGGTACAGGATTCTTCATATAAAGTACACCAGTTACTGTGTAGTATGTTACTCCTACCATCTTTAAAAGTACTGTCAATAACTTCTTTCTTGTAACTTACACAAATACCTACTGTATCATTGTGCACCAATGTAGACTCCTCTTTAGTGTCCTCTTCTATATCTGTAGAGGTTACATTAATATCAGATGAAATTTCAATATCTTCATCCTTCAATTTATCATAATCAAGAACTATCACACTATCGTCAACCATCTCCTCTTTCTTTGCCTCTTCCTCACTCGCCGTTTCTAAAATTATAGAGGGCGGATTAGCTGGTTTTTTAACAAAACCACAGCCGCTAAAAACAAGATCTCTTAAAACCCTGTCTATAGTACCCGAAGCTATTTCAACTTTATCTTTTATAACCTTTGCTAATTTACCTACCATACTTTCATCAGAAGCAATCCCCAATGCTTCGGCTTCATTCCTACTAATTATTAAATTACCTATCTTTACATCATAGTCTCTATAATAAGTTTCCATACTTACTTTCCAATCACCATCAGAGACCTCCGTAGCAAGTTCTGGAAATCTGTGCTTGTACATAATCCCTGCTATAACTATATGCATATCCTGTTTATTTATACTGGCATCATCTTTAGATGACGCTTCTTTCAAATCCAATAACTTACCCTCCGCATCTGTAAAAGCTCTGTCGTAAATATGACCAACTATGTCTTCCTCTTTGTGTTCAATGTCAAATGCCTTATTAACGATAGTACCCTCAGCCTTAATTAACTCAGACGGCTGGAAGTATGCATGATTTAGATTCACTCCAGAAGAAACAAAAATAGCAGTAAAATACAGTAAATCCGGTTGTTTATCTTTATCTTTGGGTAATTTAATAACAGAAGCTACAGCCTTTCTCATATCTTCTGTTTCTTCTTGAATCTCAATATCTGCCTCTAAATAAAATTTATTGTTATCCACAACCATGCCTCCTTGAAAAGATAATAAACCCTTCTAATAATAATAGGTTAGTTTATTATTCTTCTTCTGATCTTATTTTTAACAATTCACCTATAAAACCATTGAACTGTTCTGAATCCATATCCTTAACTACATCTGTTAAAGATGCCGATTTTTTCTGGTTTTGGGGTGTCTTTGTTTTATTAATCTTTTTAGTAACATTCTGCTGATTTTTCTTTACGTCTTGTCCTTTAGGACCTGCTGGCTGGGCTGGCGGTCTACCGGAACTCGGAGTACCAACAGGAGCTTTCTGCACCGGTTGCGACTTAGCTTGCTGCCAAGGGGAACCTAGAATACCAAAAGTGCCCTTCTTAACCAACTTAACCTCATTTTCCATATTCTCCAATTCATTATCATAGTCAAAACCTAAAGATTCTAAAGATGTTCTATAACTCAACATCCTACGATCAACAAGCTGTGAAAGTGTATTCATATAAAGTATTGTATCTTTAAGTACACTTTCATCCCATCTTATTTTAGGAAATCTATCAAAACCAACAGCTTCAGCTATCTGCTGATATTCTCTATAGATCCATCTAGTAACCTGTCTACGGGCGTAATTTATTTCTTCAGTTAATCCTTTAGTGATTAGTCCAGCTTCAGCAATACTGAGGGAGCCTACACCATCTATCATAGACCTTGATACACCTAAACCAACGGTCATATCTTCGTTTACCTGTTGATATTTTTCTTTGCCCAAAATAGCCTCTATTTCTGGAGACACTATCTTCTCTATACTCAAAGTATGGTTCCAAACAACATCAAAACTTTTACTAGGTGTATTAAACAATTCAGCAACAGCGTCAAGCTCTGCCTGAGAAGACACTGGAAATTCATCTGAACCTATAGTTATTTTTAAAATGTAATTAGAAATACCATCTAATGTAGAAAGATCTGCTTGCTCAAGGGCTCTCTTATATTCTATTGCATCGAATACTTTAGTAGCTCTTGGTCTAGCATACCGCTCATAAGGCTGTTTACGATAAGTAATACTGCCTACTAGACGTTCATCTAGCTGATAATCTCCACCTTTTTCAGCAGCAGCTTTTAAATCCGAAGGTAAAGACTTTATCAATAATTTCTCTGCGTCTGTTTGGTCTGACGTAGATTTTTTTAAGAGCTGTGTTAACTCTGGGGGTGGTTTTAGTTTGGTAGATACTTTATCAAATAGTAAGTTACCATCTATAGTAACCAGTAGAGGATTTAAAACAGTGTAAGATACTGGAAGATGTCCTTTAGACCATATTTTTTTCTTTGCGCCTGTAGCTTTCTTAGTTTTACCGTTACCTATTTTCTTTCCAGGAATAGGAGACAAGTAAGATACTCTAGGCTCATACTTCGATAATACTTTGTAAGTTGTAACATGACCAGTCTTAAAAAAATCCAAATAGATCCACTCTAATATTTCTTCGAAATTCACATCGAAAGTCCACGTATCATAAAACTGTTTTATATTAGCATCGTCTATATCATTTTCAAAACCTTTACATGACATATTAGCAAGCATATTAGTTACTGACCCTAAAAGGGGATCAGTATAATAATACCGAATAACACGTTTATAGTTTTCTTCGGGAGTTTCTTCATAAGCATCTTTGGGCTTACCTAAGTCAAGAACCGAGCGGTCAATAGCGTCCCTAGATATAGTTGAGCTACGTTCTTTAAACTTCCTAGGTATAACAGCTTTACTAGCATCTATTGTTGCTAAATTTTGTTTTGTAGGCTCAAGATAAAAAGAAGCAGAACCATCACCAGCCACTTCGATCTTCTTTATACCGGCATCTGGATACTTCTTCCTTAATTCACTTGTAACTTTGCCTATTTCTTTTTCGTCCATTAAAATTCTCCTTAGCTAACGCTTCTTAATAATGAACCAGGTGCTTCGGTTCCTGATAGTGTAACCGGTTGGATATACGTAGGATCTCGTCTACCTAATTTATCTTCTACTTCATACGGTATATTACCAACAGTTCTGTATTTAGTATAATCATCTTCTTTACTAGCCATAAGTAATCCCTCCTTTATTATATAACTACTACTAATTAAGAGGTTAGTTTATTTAATCTTTTTATGTAAAACAGCCAAATTACGTCCACCAACTCCAATAGCAGGACCTTTTGTATTAAAAGTTTTAAACTTATTTTCGTTTCTCATTCTAACACAACCGCTACTATTATGAAGAACCAGTTCTGGTTCTCCCTCTAGTTCTTTCTCTACCATTCTAACTCCATGGGCTGCGAGTATTATAGCAGAGTACAAATCCTTATTCTGTCCTTTAGTGGGTGTATCAAAATGTAACAACCCACTGGACGTCTGTGTAACTATTATATTTAACATTTGACTTTTAAGTTTTTTAATGCTTTCATAAGCCACTGCCTCAGCATCTAAAGTGGAAATTGGTGCCTCGGGAAACTTAAGTCTTTCATCCTCTAAAAGAGATAATGTTGTAAAGTTAGCATCTGAAATCCAAGACGGGTTAAAATTAACCATTTCAAGTATGTGTCTTCCTTTCATATGCCTATGCTCCTCGTTGGTTCGATCTATTATAGGTTCCTTGCCATTATAACCATCCTCCAACAAATCACATATAGCTTTTCCTCCGCCGCCCTTATCTACAAATATTCTCATCACGTTGTAGTTTTCACATAATCTTTGAACAAATGTAGTCATGTCTTGTGTAGTATTCTTTTTTAATTCTATAACATTAGCCACTCTATTAACAGGACCCATCCTAATAATAACTACACCGCAACTAGCACTACCACCCTGATTAGGGTCCATACCTACAATGTATTTAGCCGATGAATCTCCTCGTAAATCTATGGAAAAACCACTATTACGAGTACAAGCCTCTATCAAAGACGCTTTAAAAAATCCTTCTGAATCAGAGATCATTTCTGCTTCATACTCCATACGGAACTCAGCACTAGACATAACACGCTTAGCTTCAGCAATATTATCTGCATCTGAGAACCCTTCTGGTAAATCCGTATATGGTACCTGGTGTACAGAATAAGTAGATTCATCATCCCCATATCTTTCCATCTGTTCCCAATAATCTCTCATTCTACGCCACATATGATTAAACTTATAATAACCAGATGAAGTCATTACCATTTTATTAACTGTATTTTCTTCAAAATCATCAGATGTAGCTATACCTTTCGCTATTAACCTTCTTTGTCTTTCTAGACGCCGTACATTTTCCATAGGTTCCATAGTAGTGGCACCCATAGGACGAATTACCATGTCTAAAGTCTTATCTGGAATCTGTGCCAACTCGTCCAAACATACCAGATAAAAACGTGACCCACGAATCTTATTACCATCACCCAAAGGCAAAGCCTCTACGTAAGAAGCATTAAATCCCCCTACAGCTTTAAACCTCAGATAGCATAAATCAGACCCTCTAGTAGGTCTTTTATCACAAGCCTCTCTAAGAAGAGGTGCTTTACTATACAGTTTCTCTATCTCAGAAAAAATCATTTTTGAATTATGGGATATAAAACCACTAGACCAATAACAAGATTCTTTTTCTACTTCTACATCTATAGTAGGCGCAAAAAAATAATCATCTTCTACCATCTTTACAAAGTACAATCCACGGTTATAGTAATCTTGACATTTAGAATAATTATTTTTTACTATAGAATTAGGTAAACCTATAGCTTTAGCCAAACTTTCTTCCCTGTTAAAATGTAAATCTAAATAGTTAGATAACTTTTTAGTTTTTCTTTTACATCTAAAACCTATAATACTATTAAACCTTGTAATAAATGTTTGCCCTGTAATTCTTATTTTATACGCTTCAGCACATTTGGACGGTTTATTTCTTCCTGCTAAACACCGTTCTTCTGCCTTTTTACTTACACCTAGATTAGATATTATACCTAAATTTAATAACACCGCATGAACTTCTTTTGCTAATTGTAAAGATGATGTAGAAAACCCAATAGTGCAACCATTAGTTTTTTTCTGTATATAAACATTACCGTCGGTATCAAACAGTCCTTGCAAAAAAGCTACCATGTTTTCTCTAGAGACTTTTTTAATAACGTCTGGAACTTTTTTATCTAAAGCAGTAGTTCTTGTAAAACCACACTTCAGCAAATATATACATAATTTTTTATTATTAAATTGTAATTCTTTTATGTTATTCCTTCTTGGCTGCTCTTTGGTTTCTATACCAAAATATTCTTTTGTGTATCTATGAAAACTGTCTAATAAGTCTCTATCTTCATTAACAAAATCTAATCTTGGTTTTTTATCGTTTTTTCTAAATGTAACACAACCGTCTCCAACTATCATACCAAATAAGTAAGCTAAATCAGGTGTAATCTCTTTAGGTATATTACAATCTTTTGACCTCCAACATAGTTCATATTCATCAAATGTTGGCATTGAGTTGTTATTACCAAAGTAGTTAAATCCTGTTTTTATTGCTATATAATCGCTATATCTTAGGTCCTGCATATCTTTGAACCCTATGTCATATATACTATTCAATACTACTACACCATGATCTACAGTACCTGCTAATTCAAAGCCTTTAGTAGTCTTTATACTTCTACATGCTCTATCTGGATTTTTCCACTTACTTAAAATAGTATTTTGAAAATCTAGAGACTGTGTTTTAGTTATACCTTCTTGTACAGAATCATAAAATTTTTGTGTAGAAGTTTGTAAACCACTTGAAGTCCAAAAAGTATCAAATCTGTAGTTATTTCCGGTACTTACGACCAAGCTCTGTCTGAAAACCGGGCCAATTAGTCCTACCCTATATCCTGGATAAAGCATACTACTAAGAGAAGCCAATACACCCAGCATATAGGTTTTTCCACTGCCTCGACCCATTACAGATATTGTATTATTTTTAAACCACATATCTTTAAATACAATTCTTTGGATAGGAGCAAAGTCGACGTTTAATAGATCGTATGCAGCAATACAAGGGTGTTCTCTATAAAACCTTACTAAGTCTTTACCGTTATTTAAAATGTCTATGTAATTTTTATTTGCCACTATAGATCGTCTACCTCCCCTTCACGTCTTGCAGCATCTACATCATACCTATTACCTACATACTCTTTTCTTTTTTCTCTGGCTTCTAACTCCTCTGCTTCCAACTCTTTTACCTTATCAGCAAGCTTATTCTTTCTCTCGCTATCATGAGCTACAGCTAAATCCACTATAGAAAATCCTTTGTACTCATTAGGGTCTATTCTATCCCTTCTCCTAGAAGATAAATTCTCTCTTAGTTTGTCATTCTGCTTACGTATTTTTTCTACAGAAGCTGAAATATCTAACTGCCTATCTGGATCACCTTTACTAGTTTTTAGAAGTCTTATTTCTAAAACCCTATTCATAGCTAAACTCATTATATCATCCATATCACCTGATGACATATCTTCAGGATCAAAATCAGCTAAATAAATATCCACTAAACTTTTATATATAGGTAATTCATCCTCATCAAAAATATCTTTTAGGGGTATTATATCCTTTAACATATTTTTAAACTTAGGAGGGTTCTTAGGTCTTCCTCTCATAACAACTCAGATGCCTCCTTTAAACTTATTCCTTGCCTTTCAAGATCCTCTTTTAGTATGAGTAAAGTTTCCGGTGTGAGATTGTGACTGAAATATTCTATGTTTTGTCCGTAAGCAAGTTCTATACGGCGGGAGTTTCGCATGGCTCTTTCGGTTCTAACGTCTTCAACTATATCTATACTTTCTTTATTATCTATGATCCAATAATTAAATTCTTCATTTTCAAGCCTACCATATTTTCTGGCTATCTCCTCAGAAAGAGGGTGTAGCTTTTTAAAATATATCATTAGGGTTTTAGATATTTTATCCTTAGTAGTCTGCTTATGCCTCTGTCCTGTCTTAGAATAACTTATAGATCTTTTACTTTCTTCTGTCATCCGAAAACCCGGAGGTCTTCCTCTCTTACCATTAGACATTATCGCTCACCTCTTTTACTTCGGAGTATTGTTTGCATTCACTACAAATAACTCCTACTGTATTTTTGGAAGCATAGGTAATATGACCACAGCTCACACACTGTACTAATTTATTTACTGTTTGTTTTTTGGGTTTTGAAAAAGTAAAAGGTAGGTTTTTGTGGTCGTCAACAAATTTACTTTCTCTGTGGATTCTTTCATTGTGTTTTTTTATTCCGCCTGCAGGCTCCCAACGTCTACCTACAGAACCAGGAGTCAAATCACCGAAAGATTCATTAGACAATGATCTCTTGGCGTCGTTTATTAAATTATTATTATCCAATTCTACCGTCCCTCCTTTAGTTAACCTATCCCCTTGATACTGTTTATCTCCTATAATCTACATCTACGCACCTCTTAGAAGCTATATAATCACTTAAAAATACACACAATTCTTCTGATGTGTATTTAGATAAATCTTTAACCCAAGGATTAACACTCCATAAACCGTAATGATAACCTACACAGTTCCTTATAATATTATATGAGGTTTCTTCTATAATCCTAGTAGCCTCATAAACTTCTCCTACTAATTTGGCTGCCAGATCAGGATGACTTTTAGTAGTATGACCAGATCGATTTAATCCTTGTTTACGTAAATCATGGATTATACAGGCACTCAAAATCTCATCCCTTCTATCCTCACACCCTAAACCCCTACACAACTCATAAGCCGTAGTCATAACTTTTTTTGTATGGATGACTGTACCATCCCAAGCTAACTCATCTAGAGGATGATATTTACCAGATGAACTAGCAGGACAATCCGTAAAAAAATAATCAGGAGCAGCTATAATACACAACCTAGTAAACTCTCTAATGTTCACATCATAAATTAATTTTAATTCTTCAGCAAAAACTGCTACCTTGTCTTCTTGAGTAATCATTTAAATCTCCTTTTCCTTTATTAATTCTAATACCTTACTAGGAGCATTGTAGTCACCATCTACATTATGATATTCTATATTATTATTAACCAAAAAATTAGTTATCCTCATACCTATGGTATCTGCTTCTTCTTCTGTTTGACTCCTACCGTAAGTCCTATACTTTTTAACTCTATTGATATAAATATTTATATTATCAAAAGAATCAAACAGCTCTCTTAGAAAAGGACCAAAAGAAGAAAAATAATTTTCTGGTGTATACATCAAACTCTGTATAATAGGAGAATCAGTTATAGCATAATCAACCTGGTTCTTTAGTCTGTGTAGTCTGCTATACTGCTTAGCAGTTATATACAATTGATTATCACCTTCTAACTCCTTAAATCTCTCAGCATACACTAAATCTTTAGCGAACTCAGTTACCAGTTCTACACTATCAACAAATTTATTATCACTTTTCATCAGAAAAAATAAACCTGCGGCTGTAGTAGACTTACCAGCACCCGGCGAACCGAATAAATTAATAACTCTCATTTAAATCTCCTTAATAAGGCTTAAGTGTATAAGTGTCGCTTTTCAAATTCACTCTTTCAATATGAGTAGAATTATGATTAACATTATAACCAGCCTGCTTAAACT